AGCATTGCGGGTAATGTTGCAGGGACTACGCGATGCACTCAGAAACAAAGGGAGTATACGCCAGAAGGTTTGATTGACTGGATAGAAAAAACACTTAACTTAATTGAGGAAAATAAGAAATGAATCCAACAATTGTTGACATTGTAATTTTATTTAGTTTTGTTCCTGTTTGGTACATCATCTTCAGCGTGTACGAGAGCTGGACAGACCCACGAAACAGACGACGACGCAAGCGCAACGCACGACACAAAAAGCGTATGAAAGAGCTGAACAAACAATGGAGAGTTTAAAATGATAATCACTACAGCACATAGGTACTACGGCGGACCGGAAGGTGTAGGCAACAACGGTATTGTTATCGACACGGACAGGTTTTTAATTGATGTTTACTTGACAAACAGATTCAAGCTATCAACGGCATACGTACCAGCAGATGAGTTTAGCGGGTATTCTTACATAGCGTGGCTTGGCTGGTTTCATATTGAGATAACTGGGCATGAGGTATTAGAAGTGTGACAAGTAAAAAGAAAGGTAAACAGTATGATTACTTCATGACTCAGCAGCAGGTCGCTGATGCTATGGGTATCACACAGACGGATGTTAAACGAATCGAGAGCAGGGCTATTGCAAAGCTCAAGCGGTCCGGTAAACTCGATAAATTCTTAGGAGCAAAGGAGTGAACATGAAACAACCAGAGAATGACCATACAAAGATGTTTGGCAACGACGGACCTATTGGTAACGACGCTGAGATTGTGGTGTACTACGAGCAACACGGACCGGCAGAACCAGTGTTACGAATACCGTTCTGGTACTACAAAGAGGAGCTGGGAATGTATGAACACTTTGAGGCGTCAGTACACCGAACAGCGAAGGCACTCAAGGAGTCATACACGTACTGGCCTGAAGGTTACATACACGTGCAGACAATTATCAACGACGAATATGTCAACATGATTTAGGAGGAGACATGCACATGATTGGTATTCATACAACATATATCATAGAGTTATACGACGACGTGTGGTCGCAGGTGTGGTCAATAGACTGTATTGAACAAGCGAAGCACTACGTTCACACAAAACGTGACAATGGTAAACAATATCGAATTGTCAAGCATACAACGGAGGTTATTTATGAGAACGTGTAACGTATACGACGTGAACATGATCGTTGATGTCGTTGTTGACTACCAGTACGATGAGGAGGACAAGTTTATTGAGTTAACGTCTGTCAAATGGTACGACAAAGAGATTGTCGAGATGATTAGCGACAAGGCTTATGATGAAATCGTGAAGCATATTTCTGATGATGACTTATGGAGAGGTGAAGAATGAATAACAACGCTTACGGCAACGACTGGGACGCAATGGCTGAGAGGTTTAACGTACCTAGTGAGCGATTGTATAAAATGCAAATGGATTTTAAGGAGGAGATACTTGTTAACGACGTTACCGACAAGCTTATTGAACAGTTTAAAAGTGAAGACGCTGCCGATAAAGACCTTGACTATTTTGAAATGCTTGACAAGTACCCTGAATCTCTACCTAGTTATGAGATTCTCTACTGTGACGGTGACGGTGGTTTCTTGTATGCTCAAAGCTTTTCGGAGGAGATAGAAGACAATCGCGTAGGTTTTGAAATAGGTCCAACACTGGGAACCAATTGGGCTTCAATGTCTTTTAAATCACTAAATAAAATTCAAGAAATACTTGAACAAGGTGTGTGAAGTATGTTTATAATCTGTACAGAAGAACATAAGACCAACATTTTAATATTAACTTATAAGGTATTTATCCTATGAGTATCTCTAAAGAGAGAAAGATTTCAGAGATTGTTGAACGGCAGCTAGACTTGTTAACCATTACGGAAGCGTTAAACATAGCAGGTGGTTTCTTTTCTGAACTGTTAGAAGCAATGGACGACGGTGAGATTGACGAACTGTACACTGACATGGGAGCTGGCAGACATGGCATTCACTGAGACGCACCAGCCTTGTTCTGATTGCGGAAGCAGTGATGCTTTATCGTATAACGACGACGGCTCTAGCTATTGTTTTAACTGTAGCAAGTACACTAAAGCCGACAAGGTAGATAACGTCAGAGAGCTAGGTTCTATCAGCGATAAGCCTAAGCCGTCATTCACCCAGACTGAACACCGTTTAATCACAGCGGAGTACCGTACTATCACCGACCGTTTAATCACAGGAACGACGGCGAAGAAGTACGCAGCCCTGAAGCAGGGAGACATCACAACCTTTGGTTACTACAACCCTGACGATCCAACAAAGCCAGTAGCAGCGAAGGTTCGTAACCCTGACAAACGATTCAGTATCGTTGGTGATTGGAAGCAAGCAGGATTGTATGGACAGCATTTGTTTTCTGCGGGTGGTAAGTATGTGACCCTTGTTGAAGGCGAGTACGATGCGTTAGCGGCTTATCAGATGACAGGCTCAAAGTTTCCAGTAGTGTCCGTTCGCAACGGTGCGACTTCGGCGGCAAAGGACTGTCGCCTTTTTTATGATTGGCTGAACAGCTTCGAGAACATTGTTATATGCTTCGATGCTGATGAGCCGGGACAGAAGGCATCAAAGGAATGTGCCGATCTGTTCGGTAACAAAGCAAGGATTGTTAAGCACGTCAACGGCTACAAGGACGCGTGTGATTATCTTGTTAACAATCAAGCGGAAGCGTACACCAAAGTATTCTGGTCCGCGCAACCGTACACACCCGAAGGTATCGTTGGTGCTGGTGAGCTACGTGATCTGATTAAGAAGCCACTCACCAAGGCCAAGGTACAGTACCCGTTCGAGGGACTGAACAAACACCTGTACGGTATACGCACAGCAGAGCTGGTTACTATTTGTGCAGGTTCAGGACTGGGTAAGTCTACTCTCCTACGTGAGGTGGTGTCGTCCATCATGGCACAGTCAGAAGACAATCTTGGCTTGATGTTTCTTGAGGAGACACCTGAGCGTACCATGCGTGGACTGGTAGGTCTTGAGCTGAACAAACCGATACACCTACCCGACTGTGAGTACGACGACCAAGACATTGATCTTGTGTACGATACGATGGACTATGAGAACCGCGTCTATCTGTGGGAACACTTCGGTAGTAACGAGATTGAAAATGTACTGGGCCGTATGAGATACTTCGTCAAAGTCTTAGGCGTACGTTATATCGTACTGGATCACGTCTCTATCCTTGTGTCTGACCAGAGCAACGGTGATGAGCGACGTGCTTTGGATATGATTATGACTAAGCTGAGGACGTTCGTACAGGAGATGGGGATTTGTATGTTCCTTGTAAGCCACCTACGACGCCCTGAAGGGAAGCAACTGGAGGACGGTGCTGTCACTTCACTTGGTATGTTACGTGGCTCTGCGTCGATTGCACAGCTCTCTGATGCGGTCATCGGTGCTGAACGTAACAGTCAGAGTGACGACCCCATTGTTAGAAACACGACCGTGCTGCGTGTGTTGAAGAACAGGTACACGGGAAAGACTGGTAAAGCCTGTGAAGTATTCTACAATGAAGCAACAGGTAGATTGACACAGCGCGAGGAGAAGCATGATGATATCTTATAAGCTAGGAAAGAACGAACAGAAAGTTTGTCAATCCATTGCAAAGATGCGTTATGAAAACGCCAGAGAGAAAGGTTTTGGACAGGATAAAAACGTAGTTAATGTAGATTCTTACAAGAACATTGACGTTGATGGTGTTGGCTCTGAGATGGCAGCAGCTAAGATTCTAAATGTGTATTACGATATTGAGACAGATTTTCAAGCAAGCGACTTACCAGCACATGATATTATACACAATGGTAAAACTATTGATGTGAAGACAACGAAGTACAAAACAGGTAGGCTTATTGTCATGCCCCACAAGAAACACGATAAGTGTGAGTTGTACTTGTTAGTAGTAGGGGAGTTTCCTGAGTATACTGTAGTTGGTTACGCTACTTACAATCATATAGTACAAGAGGAAAACTGGGGTGATCCTTTTGGTCGTAACAGACCCGCATATTTCTTAGATCAGGATAAACTGACACCCGTAGAGGAACTAATTGAATGAGATGTATTGCGTGTGATGTAGAGCTAACAGGCTACGAAGCTACAAGGCGGTTCGCTGTTAGCAAAGAGTTTGTAGATTTATGTCTTCACTGTTCTGCTCATAGTCTCTACGATTTTGTATTGATTGATAGGGAAGATTTACGTA